TTCCAGATGTGAAGTAATGGCTGAACGTGATACCAAACAGGGTGATGGAGCGCTTGAAGTCAACGGTCTTCCAACCATACTTTTTGTACAGTAAATCATCAATGCCTATAGCACCGTGTAATTCGGGTGCGAACTGTGTGGCTCTGGTAATCCTGTCTTCATGGTTGCCAAGGCACATGATAAGTTTAGGCTTGTACTGCTTCTCCTTGTTCTTTCTCTTCTGCTCATTGAACTTTTTAATGGGCGCAAAGAATTTATCTTGGGCATCTATTGCGCTTGCCACATCATTCTGGTAACGCCTACCCTCAAAGCCTCTCGTTCCCTTGTCATAAGAAGATAGTGACGGCAGGTCAGCCCAATCCCCCAAGCATACCACGTACTCAGGACGTTCTTCCATAACAAACTGACCCGCCGCCGTAAACCTCTCGTTGTCATAACCCGGAGCCGCATGGGCATCTGGAATGATGAGCAGATTCATATGTGCCTATCCGGTACTTGACTGAAGTCATTAAAGTCTTTTATCCATTCATTCCTTCTCATGCCTTCCCACTTCCTGTACTTCTCACAGGTGAATCCCTCTTGGCATACCTTCTCAAAGTAACAGTCTTTACATGGAGCACCTGCCCCCTGCTCTATCATTGCTTCATAGTGTCGGTTAGAAGAGGCGTCTACCTTTCTTACTCTCTTCAAATCTCACGCCCCTTCAAGCTGTCCATTTCTGCATCGAAGTCAGTCAGTACGTCTGTGTACAGCACCCCTAGCTGTACTATCCAATCTTTAAGAAGATCGGCTTTCATCAAGGGGGATAACTCATCAAACTTGGAGGTGAGCGGGACATTACCTTCACCGCTATCAAGGTTGGCTCTAAGTGTTAGTAACGCTGTCATATTTCACATGCCCCTGCCATACAAGCTAACTCCTGACTGGCTGTAGTCTGGTCTTCCTCTTCCTTGACGGAGTTCCAATCTATCTCAGCGGGTAGAGTCTTGGCTAATTTCCTGTACGTCTCAGGAGAACAGTCCTCGTAGGGAGCCAACTCATAGCTGTGGTCATCATCTGCGTGGGGAAGGAAGCTAACACCAGACAGAATGTTAAAGTTCTTATGCACCCATGCACCTACCTCTACCCACTCGTGCTCTCTAACAGAGACAGTGATAGAGGGCTTGTGTTCACACCAGTTGAGGGCAAACCTTTTCCAGATACCTAGATGCTCAAGAGCGGTGATGTCATGGCGAGTGATGGCCCCCTTGGGAGACTTCATGCCAAACTCAAACACCCATGCTCCATCGTTGCGTGGGTCAGAGTGATAAGAAACCCCAGCCTCTATCATAACATCAGAGATGGGGTCTTTCTTATCGTTGCGAACTCTACGAATAAAATGAGAATTGTGCCGTGGATGGATGCCGCTGGATGAATCTACCAACTGGCTCACCGTCCCTGACGGCTTAACACAAGTGATGGCGGCTGACTCAGGTATACCTAACAGCTTGGCGGCAGAGACATTCTCTTTTACCGCGTGATCTCTCAGCCCTTGTAGTTCCTTGTCGGTTGCCTTAAGGATGGCAGGACAATCCATGATGCCAGTGAGAGACACACCTAACAGTCTCTCTTCCTCTGTGTTCCTCTTCCAAGGTGCAGACAGGTAACGAAAGTCTGTCAGCGTGGCCTGTATAGTGCCAATCCATGTGGCTTGGGTAACCTTCTTACGAATGGTAGCCAGCGTGTCATCAGGACGGCATACAATTTCTGAAAGATTGCAAAATTCTCGCGGCCTAAGTACGATTTCACTGCAAGGATTTACCCCAAAATCATAGTGGTTATCTCTGCGCTCTGGAACCATATCCTTTGCCGCTTGCCTGTTGAAGATGCCACGCTCTCCACTCTTGCTTTCGTAGAGTGATGTCCACTCTCTGAGGAAAGCACCAGTGTCAGGCATCTCAGTGTAAGCCACACTGTTGTTAGCCAGTGATCTCTGACCGTTCTCTATATACCACTGGCCTGACTTGGCATGACGCATACGATCATCGGTGAGGTTGGATAAGGAGATGGTAGCTGAACGCCTAACACCGCCCACTACCACGGACTCACCCACATAGCAGACAAGGTCATGACATTCTATGCTGTTTAACTTACGTCCCTTTGCGTGGGTGAATACTGAAATCATATGCTTGAACAGCTTTTCTATCGGCTCACTTCCACTTGCGCGACCCCCGAATGTCTTGAGACGTGACCCGGCTGGCCTCACCCTAGACAAGTCCCACTTGGGAATTCGCCCACTATAGAGGAGACTGATCATCTCTCTGACGGCTGTTGCCCAACCAATCTTTGAGTCTCTTACCACGATGACCGTGTCGGTATCGTGAAACTCTTCTGCCACATCTGGTAGCTGATTGATGTACTGTCTCTCGACGCTGAACCCTACCCCCGTACCACACATAAGGATGTACATGATCTCATCAAATGCACGAGGTGAGTCGATGGGTAGGTAGCTACAGTTGTAGCCAGCGCAAGCGTCACGCTCTAATGCTTTACCCGCTGTCATTAGACAGCGCATACTTGGCATGACATCCAGATCGAGAATGGCTCGACCAAACTCAGTAAGTTTTAAGTCGAGCCTGTCTTCAAAGAAACCAGTGTATCTTCTTACGGTTTCTCCCCAGTTCTCTCTTCTCTGGAACTCTTCTAGGTAACGAGCATACCTAGTCTTGTGAATCCATTGCTGGTATACGTCCACTAGAACGGTATCGAGTCGTCATTTTCCAGCGTGGGACTGCTGTCTCTTTCGTTAGCATCCGCTCGTTGTAGAGCCTGTACTGAGTAGCCCTTTATCTCTGTGACGTACTTCTTAACACCATTCTTGTCTACATAATTCCGGTTGGCAATGCGTCCTTCAACGTATAACTGAGAGCCTCTCTTCACATAGTCCTTGATGAAGTCAGCAGTCTTTCCAAAGAAGATTACGTTGTGCCAATCAGTGGTTTTGTTATCACCATACCCACTGTTGGTTGCGAGGGAGAATGATGATACTGTATCTCCGTTGGTGGTGGTACGAATTTCTGGGTCTTTGCCAACGTGACCTATAAGTATTGCTTTATTTACACTAGCCATTAAGGTTCATACCTCTTGATTAATTTCCATAGTTGTAAGGCTGTACTGAACATACTAAACAGCCTCTCTTTTTCTTCCCATTGGTATGGGTACACATAACCGGGAGAAGAAACTGATATGAATAGGTTAAGTAGTTTTCTACCACCACCCATTCCGTTATCGTAAGCCGCCAGTTGTACACCATATGCATCGTATAAATCTGGCTTCTTGCCCTCGTCTAACTCTTTTGTTTTGAAGTCCACCATCCATTCATCGGAGTGGATGTCTATCTTACCACCGTATCCTAGATCGTGAGCGAATGAGTGTTCTATTTTCCAATCCTGTTTGCCGCATACCTCTAAGAGTTTATCCTCAGTACCCTTGATGAGCGAACCATAGCCGGGTTCTCCTATCCCATTGACAAAATAATTCTCCAGTATCCCGTGAATTAAAGTGCCTCTCTCCGCGGCTTTCGTACTTTCTTGGCGATAGATAGAGAATACTCTATCCTTGTAGTCCTTGATATCTTCATCAGGTCTAGGGTTGTTCTTCACTTGAGCATCGAACAGTTGTCCTTGTGACCACCTTACCAAACCGGGAGCCGCAACCACGTCTTTCCAAATGGTGGAGACGGACGGAACCCACCCGTGTTTACGAGCGTCGCGCAGGGTTGTCGGGCGTAATCCATTCTTGCCCTCTATCTCGTAACGGGGGGAACCGTCCTTGTCGTACCAATGACTCATGCTACTTTTCTATGTCTGTCTGGCCCCTTCACGCCCTCACTAAAATTAACACGATGGTCTAGTTGCTTGAAGTCGTCAGCCTCATCCTCACCATAGACATTGTATTTGTATGCGCCTACCATTTTAAGAACAACTCGTGATAGCCCACGTTTCTCTGCCATAGCAGAATAGTACGGCGGCTTTTGATTGGTATTCTCTGGCGTTGCTTCTCCAAAGGATTCAACAACCATGTCTCCTTTGGTAGCGATTGCTTTTACAACCACGTAATCTGGTTGCATTGCGATCACTTCATAGCGCACACGGATATCGTTAGTGAATTGAATCTTCTCAATACCACTACGTTTTATGAAGGCCATGTCCTTTCCCCTTATAGCCTTTCTAAAAACATCTTCATCTACGTTTAGATGGTTCTTCTTAACGAGTTCGTTTAAGAAATCTTTTTTGTTCGTGGTCATAGTTTCCTCGTGTTCTTGCCACTGTTGGACTTCAGCTTCATGTCTCTGTTGATCTTCCTGATACTGTTCTTCAGTACGCAACCACTCTGTTCCGTCACCCATATTTTAACTCCGGTAGTTGTGCGCCTACTAGCGCACCTAGTTCAGCCACCCTTTCAATCAAGGCTGACATTTCTTCTACGCTAAGTTCAGATGTTGCGATCACTCGACTTTTGTGTTCGCCATCTAGTCCAACGTAGTCTTTAGTGCCAAGGAATTCAGCGCAGACGTGGTCTTTGATCTCTTCCACTGTATGTCCTGTTTCCCTAGCGATCTCTCGTATCCACGAGTGTAGCAAATTATTCTGTTCAACGCTACGGCTTGACTTATATGGACGCACAATCACCTCATAGGGAGTGTTTCCCTCTAGGTCGAGGGTCTCTATGCACTCCATTGCACGCCACCTTACTTGGAAAGCGCGGTGTTTAAGGATGTATCTTTGTGTAGTAG